GTTGGTACTGTTAGTATCTCTGAACTATCATCTATTAAGATTGTTGGTGGTGACATCACAATTACAGGTTTCTCTAAAGATGATAACTTAGGTGGAACATTCGCATCTGATGCTTTACTACCTACACAGGCATCTGTTAGAGATTATATTTCAAACAACTTAGGACCATATCTAAACCAACCATATTCTACAAACGCAGTTCCATCTGCTCTTGTTCAGTTAACATCTTCTGGTAAGATTAACATTGACCAGATTCCTGCATTACGTCCATTCAATATTACATCTGTTGCATCACAGGCAGAAAGACTTGCGATTGAAGACGCAAGTGCAGGTGACATTGCAATTGAAACAACAGCAACATCATTTAGTGTTGCACCTGCTGCAGTTAATACTGGTACAGACAGAATTACAATCACAGGTCACGGTACATCAACAGGTGATGGATTAACATACACTGAGGGTACTACTGCAATTGGTGGTCTTGCAACCAATACCAAGTACTTTGTTATTAAGATTGATGATGATACAATTAAACTTGCTGCTACTAAATCTAACGCTGATTCTGGTAGTGCGTTAACATTATCAGGTCAAGGAACTGGTACACATACATTCACAACTGATGGTACTGCAATTTCCTACATCTTGGAGAATGATTTAGAATCTCAATTCTTAGCATTTATTCCTAATCAGAATTACTCATTCAGTAATGGTGCTATATTAAGTGGTAGTTCTACGACTGCTCGTGGTACTATCCAATCATATAATGATGGTACAATATTCAACTTTGTTATCAGTGATGGTGGTGCAGATTATACTGGTAGTTTCGCACTAACAATTTCTGCTCCTGACGATACTGTAAATGGTGTTCAAGCAGCTGCAACAGCAAACGTTGTAAGTGGTACAGTAACTAGCGTTACTATTACTAATGGTGGTCAAGGTTACTACACTCAACCAACTGTAGCACCACAAGCATCACCTTCCAATAATAATGCAGTTATTGCTGCACAGATTGAAGGTAGAATTAACATCAACATTGCTAACAACATCAAGTTTGATGCAGGTGATTTCATCCTTGATGGATCTGGTGCTAATGAAGGAACTGGTACTTATTCTCAGAGTAATAATACTATTACTATTACGGAGAATTCACACAATCTTTCTAACGCTGATCTTGTTTACTTAGACTTTACAAGTGGTCAAGGTGCTGATGGTTTCTATACAATTTCTCTTATCAATGCTAATGAATTTTCTGTAACTTCTGCAACTAGTGCAAGTACAACAGGTAATGTTTCTCGTAAGAGAATTATTGACCTTTCTAGAGTTATTAACACATCTGCATCTAATGCTGCCAACTGGACACAGTTAACATCAACAAACATTGATGCTTCTAACATTGTTGCAGGTACAATTGACCCAGAGAGATTAGCAAATAAAGGAACTGCAAACTCTTACACATTCTTACGTGGTGATTCATCATGGGAGTATGCACTACAATCTATTAGACCTACTACTCAGGATTGTGTAGTTATTGGTGGATCTTTAACAGACAGTACTTACATTGATAGTATTACAATTACAAATGGTGGTACTTCATACACAGACGGAACTTACCAGAATATTCCACTTGAAGGTGGTAACGTCAGTATTAGTGACAATGGTGTTGCGAGAGGTACTTACATTATTAGTGGTGGAGTAATTACATCTGCTAGTGTTACTGACTCTGGTACTGGATATAATGCTGGATTTAGTATCACAATTCCTGCAGAATTTGGTGGTGGTAATGGAGCAATTCTAACTGCTGTTAAGGGAACAATCAATCGTGCATACGGTAACATTGAAGTTGATATTAGAAAAGGTGATAACTTAACTCCAGCTGCTACTGTTTATGGTAACTACGGTGTATTCAAATTTAGAAAAGACGTTGCTAACCAAGCACTTGGTAACCAATCAGAAGGTGGTTTCATAATTGATAGTGATGGTCAGGTATCAATTGACCAAGGTCCTGGTTCAGAACTTAACGCTGACAAACTAGATGGTAACGACGCTGGTTTCTTTACGAATGCAAGTAACCTAACATCTGGTTCATTAGATCCAGCAAGACTGATAAATCAAACATATGCAATCTCCATATCTGGTACTGCTGACAAAGCAAACAGAGTCTTCAACGAGACTGCATCACTGACATCAAACCCATCTCCCGCACAAGCAGGTGGTGGTATATCTGCTGCACTTAGAAATAATGCTGCTACTGGTCTTAATGATGGTGGTACTACACACGGTATCGTAACTTACAGAAGAGAGGAAACTGGTACTGCTGCTATTCAAATTGGTTTCACTGATAATGACAATCTCTATCTAAGAGGTAACAGTGGTGGTAATACTGTATATGGAAACTGGGCTGAGATATGGTCAGCTGCTAACGATGGTCCTGCGAGTGGATTAGATGCTGACAAATTAGATGCACATCAAGGTCTATGGTATCAGTCTGGATATAACTTCGGTGCTTCTCAAGGTGGTATCAACAAACCTATGGGTGACATCTTCTTACCTGAGGTTCTTGGTCAAGATAAGATGGTATTTGAGAACTTCTATCTTAATGATAGTGGTCTGAAGTACACATTATACATTCCAGATTTCCATTGTAGAACTGGTACTAATGGTAATATCAATCCAAATGGTACATACACTATCTACTCTGATGTTGGAGCAACAAATAACATCGGTTCAATCGTAGTTGATTCTAACGGTGTTCAAGAACTTACTCATACATCTGGTGAGATATATTCATTAGTTACAGGTTCGATAGCATTTGTTGGTGCTAATACTAACGCTAACATTTACGTCTTCGGTCCTAACCCAGGTACTAAGTGGACTGTAACATCATCTAACTTAATTTCTAGTGGTTCATCCACAGTGATTGGATTACGTGATGCTGCTGCAGGTGCTAAATTACAACTTGGTAAAGCAGCTACATCTACAACTCCAACAGTAGACTTTAGATCATCTGGACAAGCACCAAACTATGATGTACAGTTTGTTGTTTCTGGTGGTAATACTAATGATGGAAATGGTACTATCAGAATCAACACTGGTGACATTACTGTCAATGGTAACACCATGTGGCACGCAGGAAACGATGGTAGTTCATCTCAGCTAGACGCTCATTACTTAGATGGATTCACTCAGTCAACTGCAGCAGATAATAATTCAATTGCACGTAGAGATGGTTCTGGAAACTTAACAGTTAATGACTTAACTGCAGATCAAGGTACATATAATAATACTGGTACTTCCATATTACAACTTGGTGGTAGTTCTGGTGTTGACTTAGGTAAATCAACAACTAACACTCTTTCACTTAAGGGTAGAAACAGTGGTACTGTTGGTTACATTAAATTTGGTAATGACACCAATGCCTTTGGTTATAATGGTACACACCTATCTTACAATAACGTTTACTTCCGTAGCGGTTACATCGGTATTGGAGAGAGTAATCCTGGTGCACCACTAGAGATTAAGAGAGATGGATCTGCACTTAACTTATGGGCAGAGTTCACAACAGGTGGAACTAATGATGGTCGTATAATGTTTGGAACCGATGGTGGTTCTCCACATATGATCTTTGATGACATCGCTAATGATAGTGGATGGATAATCGGTGCTGATGATGCTAACTCATCATGGTTCTGTGTTAAAGGATTCGCAACACCTGGCGATGTTAGTTACATATCATCTCAAGGTTCTACTGGATCTTGTAACTTAGCAATCTATCAAACTACAGGTAGATGGTTTATCAGTAAGGCAGGTTCTACTGGCAATGGTTCTAGATTGAACGTCGGTGGTAACATTGAGACTGATGGAAGATTAATATCAACAGTTGCAACTGGTACTGCTCCTCTTGCAGTTACATCTACAACTGAAGTTACTAATCTAAACGCTAACCAACTTCAAGGTTACACTGCTAATAACCTTCCATACTTGAGAGCACTTGTTAACACTTGGAACAATAGTTCTGAGGGTCAACCAAGATTCTACTTTGCTAACAACAGCAGCACATACTTTAGAACTGGTGCTGATTACTACTTTAGAAGTGATGGTAATAATGGTATTGGTTCACTTAATGATAATGGTTGTTGGACATTCTACTCAGGTAATGACACAGTACAATCAACATATGGTTTACAAGTTAACCAGTTGAATGGTATTAACCTTAATGCATCTGAAGGATTATCTTCTGGACAGAAGAGCACAGTTCTAAGAGCATCAGGTGACAAACAATGGATTGATACATATGGTGTTATGAAACGTAATAGAAATACTATTGCAGAAAACATCAGTGTAAACAATGGTGATAACTGTATGTCTGCAGGACCACTTGAAATAAGTAACGGTACTACAATCACTATAAATAATGGTGGATCATGGAGTGTAGTGTAAAAGATGAGTAGTTTATCAGTACATAATTTACAAGGCATCAGTACGTATTCTAATACGGTAGAAGTTCCTATAGGACATAGACTATCAATTGGTGCTGGTGCTAAATTTACTTTGCCAACATATACTCTGGCACAAAGACCAAGTTCTAATCAAGTTATTGGTGAATTAATTTTTATTAGTGATACACTTGCTGTTCAAGTCTGGAGTGGATCTCAATGGTTGACTGTTGGTGGTGGTCTTGGATTATCATCTACTGCACCTGCACAAAGCACTACAGAACTTTCCAACGCAGGTATATCTACAAACGGATTATATTGGATTAAACCAAATGGTTATAGTGGATCTGCCGAACAAGTCTATGTTGACTTTAGTGGTAGTGCATCTGGTATATCTGATGCAGGTCCTTGGATTAGAGTCAGATATGCTCAAAGTTACTACTCAAGAAGTGATGCTTGGAGAGGTCAAGGTGGTTTAAGTAATCCAGCAAACCAAAGTTCTACAGCATATTCTGGTGATTTTGCGTATGATGTTTCTGATGCTTGGTTGATAGCATTGATGAATAACTCTAGTGAGGTTAGACAGTACTTTGAATCTTGGGGTTATGGATCTGTTGGTTGGACATATGGTTCTGGTTACATGGAATCAAAAGGTTTAGACGGAGTTAACTATACTAGATGGAACGGTAGTAGAAATATTGTTGGTAAAGATTATACTAGAGTACCTGGTATGTCACACAATACTAGCAGCATAAACGGTCCTTATAATAATCCAACTAGCAGAAACACTGACGATACTGACAGGAACGATAGTAACTGGAGGAATACAAAATTCTTCTTCAAGTACGTCAGACCTGGCGGTAGTAGTGCATTCCCATTACCTATTAAAGGTATCTGGAACGCTGACGTTGACGGAGGATCCGAGCAAAGGTACTTCCCATTTAGAGATCCAGAACGTGATACGTCCATGGAATCTAACATCTGGATTAAAATGTAATTGAGGAACAATGGCATCTAGAATTAAAGTTGATGAAGTTACAAATTTAGCACAGTCGGGAGCTGTCTCGTTTCCTACTGGTGGTGCTACTTTTAGTGGAAATGTTAATGTAACTGGTAATATAGATTTTACTGGAGACTTACTACAAAATGGACAACCATTCGTAACCCTACCAGAACAGAATGTAAACAACATAGGTTACACTTTAAGATCTGGTGGTAGCACAGGTGTTGCATACTGGGATTCAAGTGGTGAAGGTGATAGTGGTGGTGGTAGTCAAGCCATGTATAAAGCAGGTTTTGACATTACCAGAGGTTTTGCTTGTGCAGGATATAGAGGAGGAAACTCTTGGAAGAATGTTAATAGACTTGTAATGTCTACCTACACAAACTCAAATCTAGGAGACTTACTAACATACTCTGGAGCATATCTTGACTGTGCACAGAATACTTCATTTAAGAATTACGTATTTGCTACTTGTGATAGTTGGAACGGAACTTGTAACTATGTTTCTTCAATTAGCATGGTAACTGAAACAAACACTGGATTGGCAACAGCAATGTCTTCCAACAGAAACAGATGTACATGTATGAAAAAAGATTTCACATACGCATTTGTACATGGGGGTAATAGTTCACAGATAACAAAATATAATCTATCGACTGCAGCAAGTAACCAAAGTACAACTCACCCTAACGGTGACCAGAACAACCCTGCAGGTGGACAAGGTGCTACAGTAGGATGGATCAAACAAGGTTCTGGACAATCATTCAATTTCTCAACTGAAGTATTCCATTCTTGGACAGACAATCCTGGTACTGATGGTACTAACAAAACACTTTCTAGTAGAAATGGTTTTATGTACTGGAATACTGGTGGTGGTTATCGTACCTCTAGTGATTGGCATGTAAGAGACTCTTATAATGGTGGACGTAGAGCAAGTGTAAGTAAGAATGGTATAACAACTGGTGAGGAAACAATGTTCACTGGTAATGAGTATGGTTTCATTGTAGGACAATATGATGGAAACCAGAATAATAATGGTTACTTATTCACTTATGCAAGTCATAGTTTCCAAAGAGATTCTAGAATGGATAGTCTAGGAACAAGTGGAAGGGCATCTGCTGCTGGTGGAGAGTATGGTGTTCTCATGTACGGATACACAGGAATGTAACAATGTCAGAAACAGTGAAACTAAAGTATTACATAGGCAGAAGATGCGATGAGATTGACTGGATTAGTACGTCCAATATAATCTGGAACATGTATGGCATCTGTGTATTCTCAATAGAGGAACAATGGGCAAGAGATCTCTATACTCTACCTCGTTCTTTTGAAGAGATTACTGAAGAGATGGGTAGATGGGGAACCAAACATTTTGGTGAAACTCGTACCGAAGTTAAAATTACATCTGAAGATCCACTATCATCTGAAAGTATAATGGATGAGGAAGATGGAATTGAAATGCCTGATCCTCTAATCAATAAAGGAAAGGTAGTGATTACATTACCTCAAGAAAGAATTGATGCTGCAATTGCATTTATGAAATTGTCGGCAAAATTAATTATTGAAGATCAATATGATCGTAAATTCTTATCATTGAAGTGTGAAGTATCCAAACTTGAGCAATTCTTATGGGATGCACAGGTACGGGAATCCAACAATCTAGAGGGGGAAACTCCTGTGCTAGATAGTATAGCAGCTGCAAAAGGTGAAAAAGTTGCAGACGTTGCTGCTTCTGTTCTAGCAAATCAAACAGCATTTAAAGATAAAGTTATTCTACTTAATGCAGAAATGCTTAAGGTAAAGACAGAATTTAAAAACTGTGCTACAATAAAAGAACTAAACCTTCTTTGGCAGAAATACATGGGTATACCTATGCCTAATGATCAAATGCTTGAACTTGGACAAGTCCATGAAGAAGAGGGAGCACTAACAACAGACACCGTAGAAGCTGGTTTACATTTATAATTTAATTATACTATGTCAAAAATTATGAAGGGTGGAATGACACCTGAGCAAGTCGAGGACTGGGTAGAGAACTCGATGCATTATGGAATGACGCATGAGCAAATTAAGAACTTCGTCATCAACTCTAATGTAACTGATTTTCGTCAACTAAGACAAGTTTTAGTTGAAGTTGAAACTAGGAGTCATGAGAGAAAGAAACTCTGGATGGATCATCAGAGAAAAGAAATTAAGATAAATCAATTAAAAGCAAAGTTAGAAAAAGAAGAAGATGAATTTGAAAGGCAACTAATTCAAATTGATATAGATGAATACGAATTAGACTTAGGTAAATTCAAGGTTAATATTAGACAGTATGACCATGAACTAGAACCTTTCATGGAATATATTAATAAGAACTTTGCAAATATAGAGGAGTTAGCGGAAGTTGCTAATTACACTGAAGAAGATGAAAGGAAATATTGGATTGCTAGAATGGGTAAGCAAGCAGCTATTGACATATATGCCAATGGTAGAATAGGTATTGGTAATATGGATTCTATCGCTATGATGCGAGAAGAAGATCAGATATATGCAGTTAATATTGCTATGCAATATGCAGGTCTATTAAACACAGGTATATCTAAAATTCAAAATGAATTAAAACCTCATATAGATAAATTACTAGGAGATGGAACCGAAGCAAGGTTCCCAACATTCGATGGGATTGAGAAAAATCTCAACCTTGACTTATTCAACAAATTGACAGGATCCAGTAGTGAACAAAAAAGTCTTCAGTCTACCGATAAACCCGAAACTGAGTGAAGAGTTTGTAACTAATACATTCCTTCCATTTCTTAAAGAGTATCGAGAGTATATACTAGATCTATATTTTACATGTAGAATCCCTCCGTTCAATCAGGATGCTATGGGGGATTGTTTTACTGCGGATCAAGCATTGGTTGATGCTGCATGTTACATTTCAAACAAATCTGACATACCCTTATCAGCGACATTTAATAACATATGGGTTAGACCTGATCAAAAGAATTTAGATTTGTGGATAGAAAACTTTGCACCCATATATGATATGGGAATTAGAGTAGTTACTTTACCACACACAACATGGGTATCTACGGGACAAATACAATCTGCCTTTCCAGAATTATTCATCAAGAACACTATACTTAGAGAAGTAACAAGACCAAATGAAATAGTATCACTAGCAGAAGCAGGATTTAATTATATAAATTTAGACCGTGATCTTATGAGAGATCGTGATCAGTTAGTTCGTATACAAAAAGCAAAAGATTATTGTGCATTTATAAACAAACCTGTTATGCTCTCAATGCTTGTCAATGAAACATGTTGGGGTGGTTGCCCTATCATGCCAGAGCATTATCAATATAACAGCACTAGAACAAAAGAAGATCCTATATTCTTTGCCAGTCCTATCAGTAGAGTGTCTTGTTCTACATGGGATGTTGAACATCCAGAGTATGATTTGAAACAAGCAAACCTACCTCCATGGAGAGAGGACTGGATAGAGATGTTAGATCTTGGTATTGATACTTTTAAACTGCATGGAAGAGAACATGGTATGCGTCTCTTAGAAAGTATGGAGCTTATTAAAAGATGGGCTAATGAAGAGGAGTATATGTTTCCAGAGTACAAAAAATATCAAGCAG